CTCAGAGCGCATTCGTGGCCCCAGAAGGCCGTCCGGACTATCTCAAGACCAGAAAGACGACTCGCCGCCAGGAGTCCGGTCTTCGTGATGATACACTGGCAGAGGGCGCACCCAACTTTTTCGTCAAACAGCCGTATGCCGAGAGCAAGACTTCTTACACTGATACCACTCTCACGCGGGCAAGCGGTGATCGTTCCAAGCCGGACCGTGCAGCCAATGGTGCCCGTATGAATGTTCGAAACGACCCTGTCAACCAGGTAGGATCCGCAACACAGCTTCGCCCAGAGGCTTATATCCTTCCCGTACCACCTATGGGTCTCACAGGCTCCAACCAGGGCAGAAGTTATTTGGCTCCCCAATACGACGACCCTCTCAATGAGTTCAAGCCAAACGCCAATCCAAGAGCTGATCCAGGATTTCTGGATATTGCAATTCAGCAACTTGAAAATAACCCACTGGCATATTCGTTGGCCGCACCCAAGACTCCTGACGCGGTTTCTGTGAATTAAGTACAGTTTAAAAAAATATCAATAGAAAGTAAATGTCTGGAGGTGTGGTTCAACTCGTAGCAGTCGGCCCTCAGGACGCTTGGTTGACTGGAAAGCCCGAAGTTTCTTTTTACCGCTCAAATTACAAACGGTACACTCATTACTCCAACTCTATCGAGCGTCAGGTTATTCAGGGTGTTCCAATTGCAAACGGCATTTCCACGATCCGTTTTGAGAAGAAGGGTGACCTTTTGAGTTATGTGTTCCTCACGGTCCGCGATAACAATGGTGCAGGAATGGTCGGTGTTGACTGGTCCCGTGTAATTGACAAGGTAGAGCTCTACATTGGGGGTCAGATTGTGGATACCCAGGACTTTGAGTACATGGCTGATATCGAGCCAATTGTTGGGGCCCAGAACTATTCTCAGCGGTACCTCAACCTGAACAGCTCAACTCTGAATAACCAGAAGGCTTCCTTTTTTCCTCTTAAATTCTTCTTCTGCAAGGAGTGGACTCTGTGCCTGCCCCTAATTGGTCTCCAGTTCCACGACGTTGAGGTCCGCATTACTTGGTCTCCTTATTTGACTCAGAATATCACAATCGGTAACACGACCACGCCCGTTCTGCCTTCCATTCCAAATTCAACAGCAAATATTTTTTCAGATGTTGTTTTGAGTTCCAACTTGGCAAATGTGCAGATTACTCAGACGACCGGTCCGCTGTTTCCAGGTATGGCTGTGGTATCCCCAACTGCAAATTTACAAACTAATGTGGCCGTGATACAGTCATTCTCTAACGCCTTTACTCCCACATCTGGCCAGGGATACTTTTCCAATGTGGTTCTTTCATTTTCCAACACGTCCGCTGCTTTCATAGCTTCTCAATTCAACTTGGGCCAGACTGCAAATCTGTATTCACCGGTGTGCTCTACACAGATCCCCCTTGTCGTGGCTGCACAGACCTCCGCAACAACTTCTCAAACTCTGAACATTGGACAGGTTGTCAGCCCTACGGGTTCAGGTGGTCTTCAGATCGGTCAGTACGTTGCGGGCCTGCCTCATACTGGCCCCGTCTATGTATCGGCTGTTCCTAGTGCAACAAGTATAACAGTTTCATTTCCTTCTCAAAACACTCCACCAATTCCTGCAGCATTGACAATTTCGTTTTTCAATGGAACGTCCGTAACTTCCACCCCCTACTCATCTCTGCAGTACCAGGCCTGGTCCAACTTTGTGTATCTCGACCAGTCCGAGCGTGACTGGTTCGCCAAGGAGAAGCAGGATCTCCTCATCACACAGGTCCAGCGTGTAGTCCTTGGAACCAACCCGGTCCAGGAGCTCGCTCTGGCTCAGCCAGTCAAGTTCTTGGCTTTCCCTTGTGTAAATTATTCACAGATTTATGCAAATGGAGCTGGTTCACAGACCGCCGCCAACTACCAGCTCAAGACGCAGGTGAATGGTGTGGATGTCGGCGATACCCGTCACCTGTACCACTGGGTGGATGTTCCCCAGTACTACAACACTCCTTATGGATATGTCCATAATAACACTACCGCAAATGTAGCCATCATTTCTTACTGCCTCGACACCTCAAAGCTTCAGCCCACCGGAACGCTCAATTTCTCTCGCCTCGACAATTACCGGCTGGTCGTGCCTTCCACCCTGACAAATGGTGTCCAGGGTCTCGCAGGTCCAGTCAATTACCCGGTCCAGTACCTGTACGCGGTCAATTACAATATTCTGAGAATCCAGAACGGTCTTGGGTCGCTCCTTTACGCCAACTAAACTCTGGTACAAAATTAGAAATGCACTGGCTCGTTTGGGCTTTTATCGCGTGTTTGTTGTTTTTGATTACTTATAAACCACGTACGGGAAGACTCAATAATTTTTTTATCCACGAAATGTTAGTAGAGGACAATGGATCTTCGAGTTCCAAGAGAGCGTCACAAAGCGATAGCGATCCCAGTCTCACAGGTGAATGATGTTCCTCACTTTCTGGTCGTTCATGACCGCAGGTACCGTGAATGGACCTTTGTTACGGGCGGGTGTCGCCGACGCGAGATTTTCAACCCACTTCGCTGTGCGGTTCGAGAACTCGAAGAAGAAACACGTGGAATGATCAATTTAAAACGAGGCTCTTACGCCTATTTTAAATTCGTCACAAATACTCCCGAACCTCGAGACATTGAGGACGGGGTCGATGTTATAAATCATTACCACGTGTATGTTTTTGACATGCCAATGACTTCCATAGAACACAAACATATAGTCAAACGTTTTACCGAAGAAAAACACAAAATGGAAGGGAATCAGGTGCCTTTTCGCAAAAATTACGATGAGAATGATGACTGCAAATTTGAAAATCTTGAATCAATAACCAAAATTGGTAACCTCTGGCCAATGATACGTCAGCACGTTATCAAAAACCCCGAGTTTCTCCAGGCTGTATCATCGACAAACAAGACTCCATTCAATTTGCGTTGTTAATAAATAAATAAGTCCTATAAAGTTATTAGAAGATGACGCGATCAAAACTTGATCTTGCAACGCACCTTCTCAAACTGTGTAACGACACCACGACTGACCCCCAGAAACTTGCTGATGTTATGACCATCCGCAAACTCCACTATGAGATTGAAAAGGCCGAGGCTGACCTTGATGAAATTGATTCTAAAATTAAAGAGGCCAAGTCAAAGGACAAAAAGCCAAGACCTATTTGGTCTTTCCTCACGCTTGATTCCGACGATGACACTTAGAGTCTTGACACTTTAAAATAGTAATGGAAAAATGGAAGGTTCCTCGAGGGACCGGAACTCATGTACTCATGGACGGAGGGACACTTGTTGTTCCTCCCGAGGAAACTCCCGAATTTTTCAGGGCCTATGTAGAAACTATCAATTTTGGATCAAAATTGTTTGTGGTCGAACAAAAGACTGATCACTTCAAGTTTTTTGTAGACCTCGATTACAAAGCTCCTGAAAAATTAAGTGATGAAGATCTTCTTCAATTTTGTTCCATAATTCATGAAAGTCTGGGAGGTGACCGGGTATCAGAGTGTCTGATAGCTCGGGCCCGTCCGAGATCTATAGGAGAGGGACTTATAAAATCAGGAGTACATATCCATTGGCCCCGACTTGTTGTTACACGGACCGAAGCTCTCAATTTAAGATCAAAATTGATCCAGGCCCTCGGAGAAGGACCTTGGGACACAGTCATAGACGCCTCGGTCTATGGGGGTTCCGGACTCAGGATGCTTTGGTCCCATAAGAAACCTACGGGCGATCCCTATATTCCATGGCGCCAACTCAACAGTACCCGAGAGTTTTCCAAGATTCCGAGTGTTGAAATTCTCGAACTTTTCTCGGTCCGAACTTTGGAAGAACCAAAAGATTATGAGGAGATACGAGAGGTGAAAGGTATCGAAGAATATATTCAGAGATATATACGCGGCCAGGAAAATACCCATGTCAAGAGGGTCCAGAGACATGAACATGATGGGTGGTATGTCCAAACTGACTCTCGGTACTGTGAAAACTTGAAACGTCAGCACAAGTCAAATCACGTATGGTTTTCAATAGTTTCAGGGCGCATTTCTCAGAGGTGTTTTGATGAGGACTGTAACGAGTTCCATGGCCGTGAACATATTCTTCCTCCATCAATAGTAGAGCAACTCAATGAAGTTGTTATTGTGGGTAGTCCTTCTCCTCGTTTTGCTATGGATTTTCCTGCCGATGGGCCCAAAAAGCAGATTCAAGAAATACGAGCTCATGGTGCATCCATACTCGGGCCTGGACCCAGTCAGCTGGAAGCGTTTTTTGGAAAATCTCCACGAGTTCGAACGGTTGGCTTCGACACAGCTTGATGCAGCCGCCCAGTCACTCTATGTTGCGGTCGAATGCATCAGAGATATGGCCCTTGGAAACCGCAGGGCCGACGACACACATGACGAGCTCAATCTCATAGGAACAAATTTAGCTCTCGAAGGAGAACTTATTTTGAATCAAAATGCAATTTCTCAGGGTCTTCACTTCTTTCCAAAGTACTTAAACAATACATTCGATGATTATGTAGAAAATGTCGGCGACCCGGGCACGATCAAGAGTCATGGGCAGTAGTCCCAGTGCTGAAAGCACTGTCCTTAGCCCTCCTGCAGCTACGACGCGTTTCGGCCGAGTTTCAAAGCCTCCAATTCGTTATGAGCCTATCGAAAAGGTCGAAGATGATTACGACCCAGATGATTATGATACAGATGAAGCCGATGATGTTTCAGAAGGTGTAGAATCTGATAGTGAAGATGACTCTGACGAATCAGATGCTGATGAAAATGGTGATTTGGACGGCTTTATAGTGCCAGATAAAAGCGAGAGTGATTCATATTCTACAGATGGAGAATCTACCGTTTCTGACGAAAAACCAGTCCGAACCCCAGTCAAGAAGCGCCCCACCCCCTCCAGAAAATGAGTGGCCTTCACAAATGGAATCTCCTCGGAGATTTGAGCCAATGTACGCACCGCCACCACCCAAGAAAGATCTATTTGAGTCTCTAAAGGAGAATCAAATTGGTCTCGTGCTCATAGGTATTGTTATTGGCATACTTATCATAAGTATGCGCCCGATCATCATTCAGCCTGTGAAATAAGTTGCTTCGCAACTTGATCATTGAACTGCATATAAAGGTGCGTTCGGAGAAGGATCTTCGTAGCCCGTAAAATCACCTATAGGACCTGTACGGTTTTTTCTTACATCTTCTTGAAGGAAACCGAGCCAAGGATTCTCACGAGTCTGGTCGGCCGGTTCCATATCCCTGAATACCTCAAACTGATTGTCGTACGCAGCAACAGGTTGAGATATTCTAGCCGGTGCTGGTGGAAACCTCACATATAACATATACATGAGGAACATAACTATTATCAAGGTTAAAACTTTAAAAAACATTTTCTATTATTTGTGATGAAATTAAACTGAGGGAGTCTCGGGGACCTCATCATCAGTGATGATCTCGACCGCGGGCTTTTTGCGCTCCTCGATAATCTTATTTACTTGCTCATCGGCCATGGCCACGAGCTCTGCAATCGTCTTGTCAGGATACTCCTTGCGGAGCTCCTCTACAATTTCAGACGGGTGAGGAATGGGGGGAACATCCGGCTTTGTGTAATACTTGGAGTTTTCGTCGGACGGGTCGATATATGGAAACTCGCCCGGCTGAGGCTTGGCCATCATATCGCGCTTGCGCTTCTCAAACATAGAAGCGGCCGCACTCTGATTTGCCCGATACTTGGTCATAATCTCCTCGAGCTTCTCATTTTGATAATGGACATCCTCAATCTGGGAACGGTCCGGAGGGACCAGAAGCCACTTGTACATATCTACTACGTAAATATCAACCAGAGCATCCTCCTTTTGCAGGCGCTTGGCGTGAGAGGCGGCCTCGTCGCGCGTAGAGAAACACCCGCGAATCTTCAGACCGAGCTTCTCATTCTTCTGGGGCTGATCTGGACCCACAAATGAAATGCATGCAAAATACTGTCCTGGAACCGTCAGGTAGTCTTGTTCGAGAGTACCCATTTTAAATTATATAGGGCCTTTCCTTTTAAGTGCAAATTTTCGTGTCATTTCACTGATATAAGGCAATCGCTCATGTTCTTTGTATGGAGGCTCTACGCAAACTGCACAATGCGTGTAAGCGCGACCTCATCCAAAAATGGGTCCTTCCCCGTTCCAAGGTTCTGGACTGCGGGTGTGGGCGCGGAGGAGACTGGTGGAAGTGGAAGGCGGTCGGGGCCCACGTTTTCGCCATAGACCCTGACGAAGAGTCCCTGCAAGAGGCCGAAACGCGCTCTTTCGATATGAAATTTGGAATTTTCTTTTTGGGCACGGGGACAATCGTTCAGGCGGCATTTGCAGGGCCCTATGACGTGATTTGTTACAACTTTTCACTCCATTACATAATGGATGATTTTGAACAGTCAATCAAGGCGATCGACTGTGCGCTCAAACCAGGAGGTCTTCTCATCGGCATCACACCCGACAAGTTTCAGGCTCAGTGCATTTCGAACGAAAAGGGTCACTTTGAAGATTCTCTCGGGAACACATTCGACATCTATCAGGGCGGTCGCAGACTCCTCGTCAAGTTGGCAGATGGGCCGTTTTATGCAGATGGGGCCAAGGATGAACCTCTCCTCGATACTCAGAAGCTCATGTCGGCCCTGGACGCGAAAGGTATAGACCTAGTTATATGGGAACCGATGCTTCACAGCCCTAACGGTCTCATTTCGGATTTATATTCAAAATTCGTCTTCAAAAAAAGACTCGTGTAATAATAGATGGAATATATTCCTATATTTTTGATGTTTTTTTTAGTCCTCGTATATATAGTCTCGACCAATAGACAGCCAGATATGCTAAGCGAACTCAAGATCAAGTACTGGATCCTTCTCGACATATTGAAGCGGACAGGAGATCCTGTGTGGGATCCGGTTCGCAAACCGGCCATAATCACTGGTATGCTTGATTGGAGCAAGGACAAGGGCCCTATAGGTTCGAATGTAAACAAAGGGTATGAAATTTACATCTGCCTTTCAGGAAGCGATGTAAATTCAGCAATGTATATACTTTTACACGAGTTGGCTCACATGTCCGTCCCAGAGTACGATCATACATCCAATTTTTGGGCTCATTTTGATAAATTGAAAAAGATTGCTATCGATAATGGAGTCTATACGCCTTCAGGGACCCGACAGTACTGTGGGGACGAGGTGAAGGATTAAGGCTCAACAAGGTACTTTTTCGCAAAGTAAAATATTATGGCCGCAACAAGAGCCGTGACTGCCATACCTGTAATTGAAATCTCTCCTGAAGATCCCAAAAACTTTGGAACCATATTTCCAAGCTTGTTCTGAACCGGCTTGGAAAATGCGACAACGGCAGCAACTCCCGCGAGGAGCGCCTGATATTGGTCATCCTGAAGGCCAAAGGGATTCTTGGCCGCCTTCTTCTTGGGCTCTTCCGAACCTTCACTCGTGTATGCAGATTTTTGAGGAATCTGATAGGGCGAACCCATCATCTCATCTTGCATCATTTGGCCTGGACCTGGCATAACTTCTTCAATCGGTGTTGCGAAATCAGCCATTTGAAATTCCTCAACGTTTTTTTCGGGCTCATTTAAAGGCGCCCGAAGGAGCCCGACAGGAACTCCGGGCTTTTTCTCAACATCACCCAGACTCGTGGGTGGTCTAGGGTTTTGCTGACGCTCAAGTGCGGCCCGTGCTAAATCCTCATTTAAATTTGATTCTTGGGGTGGAATTGGAGTCATAGTATCCACATTAGGATCATACGTCAACATTATTGAATTTTAGTTGGAAATTATTATCGTGATTTTTTCACGACAACTGTCTCACCTCGCCGTTTAGGGTCTTTCACATGCTCTGGTGTGTTTGCGGCCCGTGCGTTGTAGTACCTCTGATGATATTGCCAAAAGGAGGGACCTCCCACTCTGAAGTTTTTGCGTATCGGAGCCTTGTACCAAAAGACACAGTCTGAAATTTTATTGCTCTTCGAGGTGTTATCAAGGACCATGCACTCGTAATTTTCTGTACATGCATCCATAACCTGACAAAACTGGTCAAACGTTGGGAACACTCCAAAAAAAGCCTTGTAAAGATTTTCACGGTTCTGCCTGACATTGTCTCGAAGGGCGAATACATAATCAACATTGGTCCGGACATATGGAAGCATATCCATACAATACTGGGTCGTCAGCATAAAGAATATGTTCCAGTGACGGCCATTCATAAAAAGCCGACGCATGCAGTCATCTCTCATAAAGGCCCTATCATACATGCAGTCGTCCATGAGCAAAAATACAGAGGGGGCTTTGTCTTTTCCGAGCGTTTTGACGAGTCTGTGCTGGCGTTCGAGAAGCTTTTCGACCGCCTCCTTTTTGTACTCTCCATAAACGAAAAGATCTGGAATAAATTGCTTGTAGTGTCCGTTCCCGTCCTCAGTACCTGACATTGCGATACCGGCCGGGATGTGCTTCTTATTCCAGAGAATGTCGGTCACGAGAGTAGATTTTCCGGTACCACGCTTTCCTATGAAAACGCAGACTTTGTCATCCCCTATTTTGCTTGGATCAAACTTTCTGAGCTGTATCTGGCTCATCCTGTGATGTGTAGTTAAAATTAGGGACGGGCTGGGGCGCAACTTGTGATCCTACGCGAGTCTTTTGGACCGTAAATAAATCCTACGGGGAGCGTGCGAGCACGCGATGGGAAACTAATGTTTCCCTTTACTAGAGATGTCCGCTGGTTATATCCAGTTGGCAGCAGTTGGACAACAGGATGCATATCTCACAGGAAGTCCAGAAGTCACTTACTTTGCAGGAATTTATAAACGCCACACACCTTTTGTTCTTGAGGCCTATGATATTCCTTTTGAAAATCAAGAAGTTGTGTATGGTCAAGAAAATATTTGCAGAATACCACCAAAAGGCGACCTTATACGCGCTTTGACGCTCAAAGTAGATCTCCCGCCTCTTTTTGATCCGGGTTCTTTATGGGCATGGCCTGAACTCGTAACTTCGGGTTTCAATCCTAAAATAATTATAGATAATCAATTTTTTGCTTTACCAGTTCCAGGATTTACGTACTATTCAACTTATAACATAAGTCTATGGCTTTCATCTCAGATGATGAACTACATCTCATATTCTGCAGGGACAAACCAGTTTTCTTTTATGAATTGTTCAGTCGTAGAAGTTGATAGTACTGGTATTTTTTGGGGACTTGACCCACAGTTTGGCAAGGTGTCACCTTTGAATTCGTCAAATCTGATTTACAACTTTACAACAACTACGGCAGCTCAGTTTACGTTACAACAAGCAGGATGGATCCAAACCACAAGTTTACCAACTGTAAATACTCGAACAAGTCTTTTTCTTGATCTCACTACTTCATATTCGATAACTTCAACAAATAGTTTCTTGAATCTTTTTAATTGGACAAATGAAAATTTTACGCAAAATTATTCAGTAACGACGAATGGCCGAGTAAAATTTGTAAACACGGGAACTTATGTAGTACGGGCCTCATTTTATCTAGGAGCAGGTTCAGTACTGAATATATCTTATGGTTCAGATACAAATGAACAGACCGAACTAAATGGAATTCCTACAAATCCATTATTCACTTATAGTGCAGATTTTCGCGTCTCGCCAGATCCCTCAATGCCTTTACAAATGCCCTTGGTTGTTACAAACACGTCTAATTCTTATTACTTTTATGCAAATACAACATCCATGGTCACCCAGTTTAATCCAGGAACATATCTCGCGATTACTCCGGTAGATGATCTCTATGTATTTAATCAACCAACTTCAATTCCTAAAAATATTTCAACAGTTGTTCCATTGTATGGAAATATTAACGCACCAGCAGATCAGACGGTTATATTAGGTTCTGATCATTCAATGACATTCACGTCTAGGGGAACTTGGCTACTTACAGGAACCATCTATCTCCAACAGCCAGCTACCGGATACGCCAACAACTATGTATCGAACGTTTCAGTCTGGCACGGTTCAACAGTCGATTATACATACACGACTCTCAGTTCTATGGGAAGAGACCCTACATTTGCGTTTACGATACCAATTTCAGTCCAAGATGTAACTCAGAAATATTATACAAATATTTTTGTAACGAGTTCGACCTCAATTATTAGCCCGTCATTTTACTCAATTTGTCAGGTCGGAGCTCAGAGTTTTGAAAATTTAGAATACGTTCTTTCAAATAACGGCGTCTTACTCACTCCTTCTACTAAAGTACAACCGACCGGGCTAAACACTCCTTTTAATTTCAATACGAATTGGACTCTTCCGAATGCAACTGACTATTCCACTATGATATCTATAAATCCAGCAACGGGTAATCTGAGTTTTTCGGCCATCGGTACATACATGTTAACTTCGACACTGTCACCATCTGACAATGTTTCAAGTATAAGATTTGGAACAACTACATATAATTTTGATTTTAATGATGGAGTTTTGCAAGAATATACCATAAATATCCCATATAACGTTTCAACCGTACCAGTAGATGTACCTATTTGCATAACGACCGATCAAAAAGGTTCCACAACAAATATATTTTCAAACACATATATTTCGGTCTATCCTCTGGCCTCAAATGTAATTTCCCCACAACAATACAATTATTACGACTCTGTAGGGACCTGGCTTGTGAATTATGTAAACTTGGTAATTGGCGGCCAAACAATCCAGACACTTACCGGAGAGTTTATAGAACTTTATAACGATCTTTACATTCCTTATGAAAATCAACCCGGACTTAAATTACTTACTGGAAAGTACGATTCGAGTCAAATTTATCCTCCCGGCAGAACATATTATATAAATTTACCATTTTACTTTTATCAAAATCCAGGATTGGCGATTCCCATAACAGCTCTTGATAGACAGGACATCGAAATTCATGTTACTTTTAGAAATCTTCAAGAACTTTCAAATACAAACACATCCTCGATAACAACTCCTTTGACCGCAACTATAATTACAGAATATGTGTATCTGGCCGAACCAGAAATAAATTGGTTCAAGAAATCACAAGTAAATTATGTAATTCAACAATGTCAGTATCAAACGTTTCAACTCGCTTCTCAATTCACATCAGGTATTTTTAAACTAAATTTCATAAATCCTGTACGTGAGTTATTTTTTGTGACTCAACTTGATGGTACTCTCCCTTATCAGTATTCAGATCTAAACAGCTTGTCTCTTAATTTTAACGCTTCCGAAGCTTTCACGTCAGATGTAACAGATAGTATTTACCTCAATTGTATAGAACCATTCAATCACTATATAAATTACCCAACTCGAAACTTTTATATGTATTCATTCACAACTCAGACAAATACTGCCAATCCATATGGCCAGGTAAATTTTAGTCGTATTCGAGACATCTACCTTCAACTCAATACAAATTCTTATCCAAGTTCTAAGCAGTTTAGAGTCATAGGTGTAAATTATAATATTTTGGCCATAAAAGATGGAATAGCCGGACTCATGTTCAACACGAATGATTACTAAAAATAAGTTCTTACGACTTATTAGGAATGGCCGGTCGTGCCAGCTTGTCTTTTTTAGGACAAGAGGATATTTATCTAAGTTCAGACCCAGAGGTTACATATTTTGTAGAAAAATTCAAAGGACAGACCCTGTACTCCTCACGAGTCATAAGAGTTCAATTTCCAGGTGATAATACAGTAATATTCGGGTCCGAAAAAAGTCTTTTGATCCCACGAGCCGGAGATCTCATTACAAACATGTATCTCAAGATTTTTCCGCCGGCCCTCCCTTCAGGAACCCTTGTTTTTGACTCGGTCGCTACTCTTATGATCAACTATGTAGAATTGTACGTAGGTTCAGAACTTGTCGAGAGAATTTACGGAGAATTTATCGAGATGATGCTCGACCTGAAAATTTCAGCCGGAAAACAAAAGGCCCTGTCAAAACTCGTCGGAAAGAATCTCACGCCAACTTCGACAATAAACACGAGTTACACGGTGCCTCTCCCTTTTACAATATTCAATAAAGGTCTTGCTTTGTGTGCATTCAAAGAAGATGTGAATTTTAAAATAGTCTGGAACCCTTCAGTAACATTCACAAGTCCGCCCGTGAATATAACTGCACCATTTTATGCATATCTGGACACGGAATACACATACATTTCAGACGAAGAAATAAAGTCACTTAAATCAGCTGAACAGACCTATATAATAGAACAGGTCCAACTTGAGGAATTCTTTGCACCCCAGGGAGTCGCTCAGATACAGTGTTTCACACAGTTTTTAAACCCTGTCAAGGAGCTCTTTTTTGTTTTTCAAAATGATAGTGCCTATGGATACGATTACACAACTGACGGAACGACCGAACAAATGCATCAGCTCGTTCTCGACTTTAATACGACCGAACGTATATCACAGGACGTGGGGTCTTCTTTGTTTCTGAGAGTTATTCAACCGTTGGAATTTCACACCAGAATACCAACTCGCATATTTTACATGTATTCTTTCAGTATAGATCCTGAAATATCAGATCCGACCGGATCAGTAAATATGTCCATGATCAAAAATCAAATATTTCAATTCACTCTCAACCCGAGTATAGCAAATAGGTATATACGCATTTATGCAGTAAATTATAATTTTTTACAGATCAGTAACTCTTCAGCAAATGTTATATTTTCCAATTTTCATTAATTTTGATCCAAAATTCATGGGACCTTAGTTAAAAGCAATTTTGGTTTAAAATTGAGAATGGAGAAGACTGCCATGGATATAATGATACCGGTCCTAGAGTCCGCAACTATACTTGCGGCCCATTATGCCAAGGCCTGTGGAAGAGACGTGATTCTCGAGGAAGATATGCGCATAGGAATGATGTATGCAGCCCGTAACGTGACCGGAAAACAGATTGGCCCCATTTACCCTGAAGTCTGGGACGAAGAGGACGAAGAGGACGAAGAGGACGAGGAGGACGAGGAGGACGAAGAGGTGGAATGGGTCAAATACTCAGGAGAAGATGATATGGCAAATAAGATGAATGAATGTGCAGAAACGTGGGATGCATGGGAACCCGAGAACCCAGCAGAACGTGCGTTAAAATCTTCTATAGACAAACAACGGGAAAATTAGATGTGGGAAACAGAAGAAGTTGAGGAAATAGAGCCAAAGGTGAAGTACTCCTTCATAGTCCAGGAAGAAGACTATGAAGATGAAGAGCCCCAACCATGGGATCAGTCTGAAATTTTTTTTCGCATCAAATAGTAAATG